GTTGCAACTGGATGGAGTCCAGGATGTCCCCAATCAGGTCTGACAGAGGGATGTCCACGACAGTGTTGTCGCTCATAATGAGCGTGAGCACCTTCGTAGCAGGGTTGTACGAGTGCATACCGCTCACGAAGCGGTCGACTGGCAGGTTGTCTATTCGGTTGCTCAGTTGCTCCCACACGCGATACAGGCCGTTGCAGGTCGCCAGTACATCTGTACTGGTGTACTTACGGCCCTGTGTGTGCATGTCCTCGCCTTGCATCCACACGTTGCAGACGTTCATTGTCTCCAGCAGCGGCAGCAGTCCTGGCACCATATCGACCTGAATGGTGCGGCCATCGCCCTGTTGTAGGTACAGGCGTCCGCCTTGAACCCACATCGTTTCGTTGTTCAGCTGTACTAACAGGTCCGTCAGGGCCTGCGTGAGTTGGTTACACGTTACTAAAGCCATCTGAGTTTCCTTTTACAATACTGCAATCAGCGCGTCGACGACGCTTTGGATTTTGTCGACCTTGCCGATTTGCGCTTTGGGCAGGTCAAGCTCAAGCGGCTCGTGCCAGTACACGTCGCGCACACCCGAGACTAAGCCCCCGTTGGTGATGACGTAGCGGCGCGTCTCCGTGCCGATTAAAAATTCCGCCGTGGCGGTTGAAGTACCGACTGCCACAACAGTGCCCGTGGTCGCAGCGCGGCGGCTGAAGAGTCGGTCCCCGATTTGCACGCTGGTGCTGGCGATGATTACAGACATGGTTCACCTCTAGGTTTGAATGTTGGTATTGTACGACACCTGTTTTCCAATACGCAACACTATATGGGGCCCAAGGGCGCGGGAACCGCGCCTGCCCCGTTAGGTTGTGCGATGGCGCCCTGCACGCCTGCCATAGCGCCGCTACGCCCGTCGAGCTGCGGCACCATGTTCATCCCCATGCCCGAGGCGAGCCCGCCTTGTGCCGTGGCGATGGCAATCGCGCTCTCGGTCATGGGGTTCGCCATGCCGAGCGCGTCGGTTGGCAGACCCATGTCTTGCAGCAAGTCCGTCATCACGAATTGGCCTGCCTCGCGTGGGACCATCCCGGACTGGATACCGTTCATTGTGAGCTGCATACGCTCTATCTTCGCGCGTTTTTCTTGCTCGGCCGACAGTAGACCGACCACACCGAGGTAGTTCATGTCCAAGTCGGCCTCGTCGATTAGACCCTTGTTCTCCCCCAGCACGTACTCGAAGAGCACTTGCCAGATGGCCTTCATGCTGCGGTCCTCGCTAAACGCTGCGTTGCGGACACGGCGCACCGCCTGCGACACCCGCGCGCTCAACTCGCCCAGAGACCCGCGCCCGAACGTGCTCATGTCGCTCAGGTCGGGCACGCCCACTTCGGCGTCTGCTTGGCGAATGACGGCCTGCATCTGAGAGAGGATTAAATGGTACTGCGCAGACACCGCTCGGATTGGGCGGATAGGGTCGGGCACGTTACCCATGCCCAGCATATCGTTGACTTCGTAGCGCCCGCCCGGAACGATGTTCGAGGCTTCGGAAGCGTTCTGCAACCCGTGCTTATTGACCATGACCGGGGGCATGGCCGACCACTGCAAGTTGTCTTCCCAGACGTGCCACAAACGGTTCAACCGCGTTTGGCTGTCGTGCAGGATGCCGGGTACGCCGATGGCGTTCCATACCCCTGGCCCCAGGTCGTCGTACTTGGTGCCCGCGTAAGAGCGGGGCAGGGCCAGCTTGGGGTCTTGCACCTCGCAGCGAATCGTGTAGTTGCCTACCACTTCCGCGATGATGTGGTAATTCGTGGTCGCGTCGTAGCCCGTCAGACCGTAGTCCTGCAAGTCCGAACCGCTGACCAGTCCCTCGTGATAGATGACGGCTATTGTCTCTTCTGGCGACCAAACCGATAGGCGCGCCGGGCTGTCCGCGCCCTCGGACTTGACCTCGGCGTAGGGGAACAGCCACGCGCGGCTAGCCTCAGTGTATCGGTCTAGCACCGCTAGGATGGCTTTTGAGTCGTAGCGTTTGTCTTTAGCCAGGCCAATGAGCGTAGCCTTGGAATACTCTTTGTACTCCATGCACGCTGTCACGCTGTCCAGGTCTGCGCCGTCGGACGTCGTAAAGAAATTCCACGGCGACACATTCGTAAACGTGGGCACCAGCCGCTCCACCCGCTTAGGCTTGCCGCCACGTCGCTGTGTATCAGACAGCAGCACGCGGTTGCGCCAATACGGGAACCGCATGAACGCCAACCCGTATTTGATTTGGCCTTGCGAGAACCCAGAGTACGCCTCTCGGAACCCGCCTTCGATTACCACGTCGCGCATCTTGCGCTGAATCAGCTTAGCGGTATTGCTGGCCGCGGCCACGATGCGCGCGTTCTCAATCTGTCGCAGCGCCTCGGCCTTGTCGTCCAAAAACGCTTGCACGGTAGCGTGCAGCTCTCCGTTGCGCGAATCCATCAGGATAGCAGGGTCAAGATTCCCTGCCGCTACCATGCGCTCGGCCAACTCACGCTTGATGTCCTCGCGGATTTTGATGATGCTGGCCTTCGGCAGACGTGGGTCTGGCGTAGGCACAATCTGAATCAAGGCCCCTGGGTCGCCCGCCACCAATTCGCTCTTCCAGTTGGCAATGGCCGTGGTCTTCGCGGCGCTCAAACCATAATACCCATTAGGCCCACCGTCGAACACAGCCGCTATGCGTGCGTGCTCCTCCGGGTTGTACTGCTTCGCCATAGCGTAATCGGCCTCGCGCAATAGCGCGACGGTGCTCTTACCTTGGTAGACGCTATTGCTGTTCTTCTGGCGAGCGGCTTCCCGGAAACGGTCAATGACGATTTCCGCAATGATGTCATCCGCATCCTCAGACCGCACTAGGGCGTCTGGGGTGTAGAACTCGAAGTGGTCGGGGGTATACCCCGCTCCTATGTGTGCCATTGGTGTGTCCGTGTTTTGCCGATTGTATCGTGTTGTGGGATTTTAGAACACCCCTCGGCGCACCGGGCGGCTGTTCATACCCCCACCCCCGAAAGCGCCCCCTTTATCGTACACCCTAGGGTCGAACTTGCCCCCGTTCTGGCCGCCGTCGTGCAGCGCCTCGTCCGTGTACCCGCGGTCTAGCCCCAGTTTGCCCATGCGATTGACCGCGTAGGTCATCAGCGCAGAGCTGGCGTGCGAGTGTTCGTCATGCACCGGTACGGGCAACAACTCTTTGGTCGCTGTGTTCTGCCCGAAGTGGTACGCCTTCCAGTGCTCGTACGCGGATACGGCGGCGGCGCTCTTCTCATTGACCGTGACCTGGCGCAGCAGTTGCGCGGCTGCCGCAATCTGCGTCTTCAGCCGTGTCTGCGGCGTGCGTTTGAAGTGCAGCCCCATGCGTGCGGCCTCAGCCATGCGCGACGCGCCTTGCGCCCACTCGCGCTGCTGTACGTCGTGTGGCGCCACGTGCTCTGCGTAGTGGTAGCGCATCGTGTTGTGTTTTTCACGCAACACTTCCACATAGGAATCTAGCCCCAGGTTCGTGGACTCGTGCGCGTCAATCAATCGGTACTCGCTGCCAATTTCCTGCCAAAACAAAATCACGGTAGGGTCAGCCACCCCAATGTCCCAGGACGTAAAGACGGGGTAGCGGCGGTCATGGCTGAAAGCTCCTACCCGACCCTCGTTCTCAATCTCCTGTATCTCTGCGCCCCATACCGCACCTACGATTGCCGCGGTGAACGAGCACATAAACTCCTGCTCGAACAGCGCTGTGCCCATCGTGTGCCCATAGTCCCGTTGGTACTTTCGGCGGATACGCGCTAGCTGCTCGGGGGAGAAAACCGAACTGTCCTTGGCTGTAATAATCTGGGCTATCGCCCCCTTATCGCCACGGTCTTGTTCGTCCTTTGTGGACATGTAAGACTTGTGAAAATGGTTCTTCCCACGGGGGGTAGAAATCTGCAATTCCCACCCACCGGATTCCTCTAATATCGGGCGAAAATACTGCATCGCCTCCGGGCGGGACAGCGCGGCCTCGGACAGCACTATGCCGAGCTGCCCACCACCGACCAAGCTATCTACTTGGTCCGAACCGATAAGCTGCACCGTGGAGCCGCTGGCGAGCCACAGCATCATGGTCTGGTTATCCCGCTTGGTAACAATCTCCGGCGGGAACGCATCGTCGATACGCGCACGCTTTGTGCGCCAGTTCACCATTTCCCAAATTGTCTTGCGCGCTTGGTTGTACTGCGGCAAGCAATACCAGTACGAACCTACGCGCTGCATGGCCTTGATACAGGTCAGCTGCAGGCCCAACTCGTCCTTACCGAAACGCCGGTGGCCTACGATGATTCCCTGCCTGAACTCGGGCTGCATCATCCCACGCCACAGGGGTATCTGGTCACGCCGGGGCGACCAACCATACGCGGGCAGGGCAAAATCTGTCATGTTGTTTTTACACCACAGGGCTTGTGTGTTTCAGGTACGCGAGTTCGGAGGCCAGCTGGTAGAGCAAACTCGCTGCGTACGCCGGGTCTAGCGTGATGGCTTGGCCTTTACACCGGAGCGGACTATCGTGGACGATAGCTTTGCCGGGAGGGTATGTGGATAGCTCGGCTTCGGTCTGCACCAAAACAAGGCCATCGCCTCGGCTAACCCCATCAAGGAGGAGCTGGGGGTAGTTGATGAAGGGATTGGCCTGGAAGTATTCATAGATGTCTGCAGCTCGGTCCGAGCGCGTGGCGAATGTCATGGCGTCTCCGGTGGGCACGTTGGGATTGGTGTGGGGGTGTTGGTGGACGTGTGCGTATGCAGCGTAGCGTGGGGCGGGCACTGCGCGATATGCACGCGCAGGTACTCGTCGCAACACCCCTTGCGGTACAGCTTAACGGTGTACACCCCTGGGGTTGGCAACTTGAGGTTGTGCGGGTTGTAGTCCAGCGTCAGCGTGTTAGTGTCGACATCGTGGCTATGCACCAGCGGGTAGGCACCGGATAGGCCGGTGAGTATGGCGCGCTCGACCGCTTCGCCTTCGAGCTGGAACGGGGTCTCAAACTTCTTCATGGTCGGCTTTGATTGGGATTACGGCCAACGCAGACACGAGTACGCAGAGCACTGTGAGCGTCGTGAGTGGTGCGATAGCCCCGGCTGCGGCGGCGGCGATTATGCGCGCACCGTTGCAGCACGGGCAATCCGAAGCCAGCCGTTGCAGCGCCCGTTGAATGGGGCACAGGGTGGGGTGCGCGCCCACGTCACAGGGGTTTGCTTTGTAGAGTTTGAATCGCTCGTAGGCTTGGTGGATTAACTTCATTGCGGTTTCCCTTCTTGGTTTGGGTACTTCGTGGTCAGCTGTCTGGTCTGAGCCAGCTCGAACCGTTCTCGGTGTGAGGCGACGAAGCGCAAGGTCTTATTCGCCGGTTGGTTCGGGCAATTGCACGCGACAAAGGTTTCGCCTGTCGTGAGGTCGCGTACTTTCGTTGCGCCGTAGAGTGGGTGCTTGGGGTCAATCATA